AAGGACGGTTCGTTCTACCACCGTGAGGAAGGTGCCGACACGTTGGCGTTCTACCTCTTCGGTTACTACAACCAGGTTGTGCAGTCCCCCATCAAGTGGGCCTACCGCAGCGACATCGTGGCCTAAACCACTTCGAGTAGTACCCCCCGGGCAGGTCCCGGGGGTGCTCCTCCCCTAAGAGATTATGTCAAAGACCCTTTCCACCATCCGCAGCGAAGTCCGGCAGAAGTCTGACATCGAGAACGACGGCAACCACACCTCCGACACGGAGATTGATGGTTACGTGCAGGACTCTGTCAACACGCTCCACTCGCTCCTCGTAGACGGTACGGACGGGCAACTCTTCGCGAAGAACGCAGGAGTCCTAAACAACATCGGTACGTACTCGTACCAGCTCCCCTCAGACTTTGGCCAGCTCGTTTCCGTGGACATCCGCACGGGCAGTTGGTACACGCGCAGCCGCCAAGCAGACCCGCAGGACTACGCGCAGCTCACCGACCTCCAGAACTACGGGAACTACATGCCCCGGCGCCACTTCTTGCGCTGGAGCCTGGCCCAGGGCCGAGGCGAACTCTTCGTCTTCCCGCCCCCAAACAACCATTCGGACATCGCGGTCCAGTACGTGCCGCTACCCCCGACCATTTCCGCCGACGCCGACACGCTCCCCTGGCCCGATATGTGGGTCCAGTGGGTTGTCTTCGACGCCGCCATCCAGTGCTCCAACAAGGAAGAGTCGATTAGTACCGCCCTTTCCGTCGAGCGCGACCGCATCGAGCGCCGCATCCGTGACCATGTGCGCAGCATGACGGTCACCAGAATCAAGACCATTCGCCCCTGGGGAGCCTAATGGGTCGTCTCCGTGATAGGCGACGAGGCGGTGGAGCAGCACGCACCATCACAGGCCTGACCCGCACCGGCACGGCCAACAAGCTCATCGGTTCGCGTGGTGGCATCCAGAACCCCATCGTCAACGATGTGGCGCAGGGTGAGCTGGTCGAGGTGGCGCACACCACGGGCACGACGCCGACGACCACCAAGCTCCGGGCCCGCTCGACCGCCGCGCTCCTCTGCGGCGCCGACTTCGAGAATGGTGGCCCCTACCCCGAGGGTGCCGCCACCATCGGTGAGATTGGCTTTGCCAAGAGCGGCGACAACATTCTAACCTGGACGAACGGTGGCGACTGTACGTTCACCTTCTGGGTATTCTAATGGCACGCAAGGGACAACTCAACAAGACTCTCCTCCTCAGCGGAGGTATGCAGGACGACGTATCGGAGTTCCTCCAGGCGGACCCCTCGGCGGCGTACATCGAGAACGGACGTTTCCGCAAGAAGGACGAGATTGAGAAGCGCCTCCCCGACACGCAGATGTCGGAAACTGGCCTCCCGACCACGGGCTCCCCGCTCCTCCTCGCATCCCCCAAGGGCAACTCCCTCATCACCCTCGACAACGAGGGCACGCTCTACACCTACGACGAAGACGAGGGCACCACCTGGGGCTCGCGTGAGACGAACGTCATTCCCTACACCCACGAGACGCTCTTCCAGTCCGCCCCCGAGGCCGGCATGGGCATCTGCACGGCAGGGGAGGCCACCAACGCCCAGTCGTCGAAGTTCAAGATTATGGCCTGGGAGGAAAAGGTCAACAAGGGGCTCGTCGTACCGTCCGGGTGTAACATCGTGGTTGAGGTCCGGCGCCCCAACGGCGACCTCTGGTTCCGGGAAGTCATCGAAGACGCCCGCTCCCCCAAGCTCCGCGTGGCGCGCAGCTACCAGCGCCCCGTCCTCTACTTCCACAACACCGCCCTCGACCGCGTCGAGTACCGGGTCGTCAGCGGCAACAGCCTTGCGGGCGGCGTGTTCACCTCGAACGACATCGACGACATGGCCACCGAGCACCCGGACATCGACGGGCTCCAGGACAACCACGCCAGCGTCTCCAACCGCGAGAACGACCTCCGCGTCGGCTTCTGCGCAGACGGCCAAGGCCACGGTTACTGGGACGTTGACTTCGGCTGGCCGAGCGATGACGACCCCTACAGCGGTGTCTGCGTGTGGCTGGACGCCGACCAGGTTCGCGTCCGCATCGCCAAGCTCTACGACTACCAGGGCATGAGCATCGACTACGTCCTCAAGATTGGTGGCACCACTCGGTACACCCCGCTCAGCGTGGCCTATGACGCCACGAACAACAAGAGCGCCATCCTCCTGGCCGAGTACGACACAGTCAACTCCGAGGGCTCCATCCGCATCGAGGTCTGGGACCACGACACCAACAGCGTCTACTCCTCCTCCAGCCGCGCACTCAATGGGCTACAATACGGTGAGGCACGCTGCGTGTCCGGCGACATCGTCCACGATAACACCCAGCCCGACGGCAAGCAGTTCCGCTACGCGGTCACGGTCGTCGGCAACGAGCCCTGGATTATGTCCTCCGCCCGCCAGTCACGCACGTCCGGCGTCATCTACGGCTACTACGACACCACCGTAGGCGTCGTCACCGATGGTGGCTTCCCGAACCACCGTGTCGCCTCCGAGATTACCTTCGACAAGGCCGCCTGGAGTAGTACCACGCCCCGCCGCATGATTTTCGCCGTTGAGCAGTTCAACCCCAACGCCTGCCCCAACATGACCACCCAGGGCACCGACACCCCCGCCCACACCGACGAGTTCATGTCCGTTCCCGTCCTCATCCGGCCGCATACCACGGTCGTCGTCTCTTGTGCAAGGGCCGATGTGGATGGCTACAAGGTCATCGCCACACTGGGCGCCGGGCAGAACAAGTCCATCAACGCCAGCTCCGCTGAGACGGACCCTCACCTTCTGGGCGCGTACCTCCTGGATGACGGCGAAGAGCCCCACATCTGCGTGCGGAACGTCCTCCAGCCAGAGGACATCTCCTGGCAGAACAGTAACCCTGCCGAGGCCGGCAACAAGACCAACGTCCTGTTCCACGGTGAGGCTGCGTGCCGTGTCGCCAAGCTGACCCCCGCCGAGACGCTCAAGTCCCGCGTGTACGGGGAGGCCACCTACTTCTCCTCAGCCGTCCCGTGCCTCTACGACGGCGTGGCCTTCGGTGAGCAGTCGGTATTCGACCAGCCGGAAATCACCTTCATCAACCAGACCGCTGAGGCCTCGACCAACGAGTACGAGGGCTGGGCCTACGAGAAGCTCACGACCCCGGCCGACACCGACGATTGGGAGCGCTTCCAGGTCGTCGTCGGCTACGCCGACCACCTCGGCATGCTGCACCGCTCCGCCCCGAGCACCCCACTTTGGGTGTCTGGCATGGACGTGGACGACGACAACTTCTCCACGGGTGTCATCGGATTCTCGTGCCCCCTTTCCGCCTACCGCGAGCAGCGCGACTACTTCGTCGAGGTCTACCACGGCAGGGGCGAGGGTGCGATGCACCTGGCCGGCGTGCGCCGCTGGAGCCCACAAACCGACCTCTACGACTCCAAAGTCTTCTTCAGGATGCACCACTACACCTCGAACGACTACTTCGACCCGGTTCGATGGTCGGAGGTCCTCTACACTGAGGGCAGCGTGCTCCCCGCCGACCCGTGGCCCACGTACAAGGACTTCGTCATCACCTCGAACCGTATGTTCGCGGTCGGCTCCGAGCTACCCGGCACGGTCTACTACTCGAAGCTCTTCGAGGAGAACATCGCTCCCGAGTTCAGCGCACCCCTCGTGCTCTCCTTGGGCCGCCAACGGAACCTTACGGCCATCGGCAAGATTGACGACAAGGTCATCGTCTTCACGGACGACAACGAAGTCTTCGCCATCTACGACACGGGCCCCGACAACACGGGCGCCAACGGCGACTTCATCATCGACCAGCTCCAGACCACCGTGGGCTGCTCCGACCCCGAGTCCCTCGTGGAGATTCCTGACGGCCTGTGCTTCTACTCCGACCGCTCGAAGGAGTTCCACATCCTTTCCCGCGACCTTCAGGTTCACGACATCGGCAAGGCCATCGAGGACACGGCGAACGCCATCACGGACATCAAGGCCGCCATTGTCGTCCCCGACGAGCACGAGATTCGCTGGTACGTGGACTCCGCCTCCCAAAGCGAGTGGGGCGCCAGCCCACAGACCCCGACCGGTGGCATCCCCGCACGGCCTCCGCGCCCACGCTACCAGAACGTCCTCCCCGCCAACCCGGTGCTGGTCTACAACTACCACTACAAGAAGTGGTGCGTGTTCAGCGGCCAGGATGGGCAGCACGTCGTGCTCTACAAGAACTACCCCACGTACATCGAGAGTGACTGGGACGTGTTCAAGGCCGACCCCGACGCCTGGGGCGAGGAGGGCCACTCCCTCACGATTCGCACCCCGTGGATTCGCCTCAACCAGCTCCAGAGCTTCGGCCGCCTCGATGAGGCTGCGTTCCTCGCCAAGTACCTCTCCGACTGGAAGGACAACGGCAGTGGCTTCGAGTCCGGCGACATCCAGGTCACCACGCGCTACGACTACGAGGCACGCCTGGCTGACTACGACTACGAGAGTGAGGAGCACATCACCACGTTCCGCGCCAACCAGGGACACCTGGGCGGGAAAGAGAAGCGTGACATTGACCTCTACGAGGGCGGAGCAGTCCCCGTCGAGGTGTGGCTTGGCCGTTGCCAGTTCAGCGTCCACCCTTCCCGCCCCAAGTGCCAGGCGGTACAGTTCGAGATTACCGACGTGAACACCGTAGCCGTCGAGGTGAACGAGCCGAACGACTACGTCCTCGGGCGCGGCTTCGCCATCTCTGGCGTTGACCTCCTCTACTCCCCCAAGCACGGGCTGGGCACGAAGACCTCGCCGCAAGGAACCAGCAAATGAGCTTCGACCCATCATCCTTCCTCCCCTACGGTGCGCAGTTCGGCAGCAACATGGCCGGCATGGTAAAGGGCTTCGAGCAGAAGAAAGCCGGCGCCGACATGAAGACGCAGATGGGCGGCGGCATGGGCATCGCAGGTGGCGCCATGGGCGTCATGGGCGCGGCCACGGCAGCAGTCCCCAAGATTCAGCAGGCCAAGCAGCTTCAGTCCGCCGGGCTCGAAGCTCGCGGCAAGCTCGACAAGGCGCAGAGCGGCCTCGACATCGCAGCATCCGCAGCCAGCATGGCCGGCCCCTGGGGCATGGTCGCAGGCGGCGTCCTCAAACTAATCTCCGGGCTCATGAATATCCAGGGCCCCCGGCAGAAGCGCCAGAAGCGTGCAGCCGAACAAAGGGCTCGCGTCCAGGCCAAGACCTCCGCGATGCGGGCCAACGCAGCCGCCGCCGGTATGCAGGTTGCTGGTGGCGCTCTCCGCACCGGGGCCGCCATCGGGCCCCAAGCCACCGTCGCGGACCCCACCGCCCCCACCCACTCCTTCAACCCACTGACTACTTCCAATGGCCGATAAGAAGAAAGCCTCCAAGGCATTTGAAAATCTCGCACCCCTCCTCGGGCTGGGTGCGTCTCTCGGTGCGCAGATTCCAGGGCTCAAGAAGCCCAAGCGCACTAACGCCGCACAGAACGCCGTGCGCGAAACCTCCATGCGAGCAGCAGGAGCAGCGGTCGGTGGAAGCCAGACCGGGTTCGGCGCAAGCCGTGGCCTAGCGCTACGCTCGGGCCTTCGGGCAGCGGGGAACATCGCACGGGAAGGGGCCGCCGTCGCAGGCAAGGCCGCCGCCACCGATGAGGCTCGGTTCCAGGACCGCACCGACGCACGCAACGCTCGGGTCGCACAGTTCGGCAAGGACGTAGGAGAGACGGGCGCCGCCATCGGCACCGGAATCACCGAGACGCGCCAGGCTGCGCAGGCGGAGGAAGAGGCAGGCAAGCAGGCCGAGCTTCAGATGCTCCAGCAGCAGGCCGCCACGCTCCTCCCCACCTACGCAGAGAGCCAGGGCATCGACGAAGCCACCGGACTCCCCCAGCAGCAGCAGGCCCAGGAACTCCAGCCCATGCAGGAGATTCCCGTAGGCGCAGGCCCAGGCCTCGACGACCTCGACGAGTTCGGCGGGCACGAGTCTGACCTGATGGAGCCCCCGAGCATCGAAGAGCTGGGCATGGACCCCGCCCTCGCGGAGCTTGGCCTCCAGGACAAGGAAGTCCTCTACAGCATCGCCCCCGAGCTGGAAGCCCAGCACCGCCTGGAGAACCTCGCGCTAGCCGAGGCGTACCGCACGGGTGCAAACATGAACCGCATCTATGCCCGGCTCCGCCGGATGCAGGACCTACCCGCCGTTGGCTCCGCCATCGACATTAGCCGTGCGCTACAGTACGGAGGGCAGCAGTAATGGGAACCGATTGGATTAGCAAGATTTACGAGCGCCCCGTAGAGGGCCCCACCGAGGCAGAAGCACCTGCCACGGAAGAGGTTGCCGCCAAGCCCCTCCTCCGAGGTGAGACGAA